CGACCAGCCGCAAACTGACAGCCAGATCGCGGAACTCCCGCGCCGCATCCGCCACATCCGCCACAGCAGACCTCCGGTCGATTGACGCAGCGCAGCCGTGTGCCTACCTTTATGAGCACAAGGGGGAAACCACCATGAACGCCCGGAAACTGTCCGACCGCATCGCCCTCGGCGCCCTCGGCGCACTCGCCCTCATCGGCGCCCTCGCCGCGTTCGCCGCGCTCGGCGGCAAGGAAAGCGGCCTCGATGCGGCCCTCGCCATCATTCTCGGGACGCTGATCTACCTGTTCCCGGCACTGGCCGCGCGGCAGCGCCACGCACCCAACACCGGCAGCATCGCCGTGATCAACGTGCTGCTCGGGTGGACCGTGATCGGCTGGGTCGTCGCCCTGGCGATGGCACTGCGCGACCCGCGCCCCGCAGGCTAGGTGTTCAGGCCACCGAACGCGGTGTAACGCTGAATGCGCGTCGCGGCGTTCCATGTGCTCTTGAAGTTCACCGGCCCGGCCACAGCACCGTCCGCGGAGAAGTCCGGGAGGATCTGCCCGAACCAGTACGTGTTCGGGTCCAGGGTGGCCGAGGGGTAGAGGTAGAAGTTCCTGGCCAGCCCGTCGACCGACGCGATGTACGTCTGCGACGTGGCGTCGTCCATGAACCCGCCGAAGTCCCCGGAACTGTCCGGCAGGCCGGCGACGTACACGAGGTTGGCGTCGCCGAACGCGGTGACGTCCTGCTTGTTGACCACCATGTTGATCGTCCACGACGCCTGGAACGGCAGCGGCGACGCAGCCGCACCCGACGCGATACCCAGGTAGACCTGCCCGTTTCTGCCGTGCAACCTTGCCACGTTGCTCTCCTAGTGGTCGAGCATCGCCAGGAGCTTCCTGGCATGGTTCTCAAACGTCCGGCCCTCAACAGCCGCCCGCGCTTTCGCCGCGGCTTCCGCGCGGTCTTCGGGGTGGGCGAGCGCCCACCGGATCATGTCCCCCGCCTCCGCCGCGCTGGTGAACGCCGGCAGCATGGGGAACAGCTCATCCGACTCCGGCCGCGGGTCCCGGGCGAACCACAGCCCGCACGCCGCCATCTCCACCTCGCGGGGCCCCACCGCCCACCCCTGGGCGTCGTGAGCCTCGTCGCCTTCGCGGCGGTAAAAGTTGATCCCCGTGGCCGCCCGCCGGTAGATGCCCGCGGTGTCGGCGTTGTCCACGCAGTCGTCAAGCTTGGTGGCGGTCCAGTCCCGCAGCGGTGAATCCTCCGGCAATGTCAGCCACGGCCCCGCCAGGCGCACGTCCAGGCCGGTGAGGTTCATCTGCTCGAAGAACCGCACCCTCGACGGGAACCCGGTGCCGACGAACGCCATGTCCCACTCCGCCGGCGTCCCGGCCACGGCCGGGTAGTGCACCGTGGGGCGGTACGCGTGAGGCATGTACTCCGCGCGGGTGATCGCCCGGTACTCCTCAATGCCCGTAGGGTCGTTGAGGAGGGCCAGGTCGGCGAACTCCGCCATCTCCAGCTGCTGCCCTGTCTGGTACGGCGCCTCGGTGAACAGCATCACCACCCGGTGGCGCCGCGCGCGGATCACTTCGAGCAGATGGCCGGGGACGAAGAACGCGGACACGAACATCACCACGTCGGGCCACGTCTGGTAACAGGCGGACAGGACCCCGTTCGCAGCCAGCTCGATCGCCTGCTCCCGGGTGAGGGCCTTACGGACCGCCTGCCGGCCTTCCTCGGTTCTCATGTCCTCCGGCATCAGCACCGAGTCGTAGAACGTGAGCCGCCGGTCGAGGTTGTACTCGATGACGTGCTCACCCAGGCCGCGCAGGGCTTCGGCCCACCCGTCGTGCACGTCCGCCACGGAGAAGTTCGGCCCCGGGTGGACGATGAGCCAGCGCATCAGGCCATCACCTGCACCGTAAAGTGCGCGGCCAGGTAGTCGATGCCGGCCCAGGACATCAGCCCGTACGCGGTGGCCTCGGCGACGAACGCGTCCTGCACCGTGTGGCCCAGGGTGGCGTCCGCCTGCACCGCCGCCCAGATGGACTGCGCACCGGTGGTGGCCACGTAGGGGTCGATGTTATCCATGCCGGAGCTGGAGTCGCCTTCGGAGACGAGGAGGATCACCCGCAGCAGGAACCGCAGCGACCCGCCGAAGTCCAGGCTGTAGGACGCGAACGACCCGGTGACCGGCATGATGACCGCCATCGGGACGTTGACCTGCGCGTTCCGGTTCGCACTGGTGCGCAGCCCCGGGATCTGCGCGGCCAGCGTTGCCGCCAGTGCCTGCCGGACCGCGGTGTAGGTGGGCTGGGTCATCGAATGGGACCGCCGTGGAACTCACGCAGCCAGAGCATCGCCTTACGGAGTTCCGGGTCTCCATCCATGACCCGGAACCAGGCGTCCCGGGTCACTGAGATTTCCCATGAGCCGTCGGGCCGGTTCTCGGAGCCGATCTCATCGGGCCGGAACTTGGCGCGATACCTTTCCAGCACCTCGGGGAAGTCTCCCGGCTTCGTGCCATGAGCCCGCGCTGCCATCAGACGCCGACCCGCTGGCCGTTGATGTACCGCTTCAGCAGCGACATCACCCGCGGGTTCGCGGTGATCTTCACCGCACCGAACTCCCCGAAGCCGGCCACCCCGAACGGCGCATCTTTAAGGCGGAACAAATCTGCTGCCGCTATGAGTGCGGCCTGCTTGACAGCCAGCGGCACAGCGGGCCAGCCGAAGACGCCGGTGACCTGGATGCGGTCCAGGTGCGACCACGGCCACACGACGGGGATGAACTTCGGCCCGAGGATGCTGAACCCGGTAAACGGCCAAGACTCACCCTTCGCGGCCGCGTTGTACCGGCCGGGCGCGACAGTCAGCGCATAATCGGTGCCCTGGGTCCACGTTTCCTCGTAGACGCCGTCGCCGTCACGGTCCACCATCAGCGACGTGACGGACACCAGATCATCGGTGGTCTGCATGTAGATCGACTCAGGAACGTAGGTGCGGACCCCGGTGCCGCGCCAGAAGTACCGGCCGGTGATCTCGTCGATGGACCGGCACGCCGCCTGGACGGCCAGGGTGACCTCGAAGTCGTCGGCGGTGTCACCGATCTGCAGCCGGGACTTCAGCTCCTCCACCGTGCAGTACAGGGAGCTGTCGATGGTGGTGGCGGTGAACGTGCCCGCCACCACATCCGACGCGGTGCCGGTGCCCACCCACTTGTACAGCCACACCCCCGGCAGGGTCGTGGGAACCGTCGCCGAGTAGGTGCCGGTGGAGACATGCGTGACGGACGGGGTGGTGGTAGCGCCGGTGGGGTCGGTGATGGTGAGCGTGACCGTGGTCGCGTCCGTGGCCACGCCGCTGACCTTGAAAACGTTCTGCAGGGTGGCCAGCTCGTTCGCCGGGTCCGCGTAGAAAACCGTCGCGCTCACGCTGGCGTGCCTCCTAGCTGACCGATGGGCTGGACGCAGTAGCGGCGGTGACCGTCGCGGTGCCGTCGCGGGGGTCGGTGACCGTGGCGAGGGATGTGTCCTGCGCGGTGACCGTAGCCGTGCTGGTGGCCTTGGTGACCGCGCCACCGAGGGTCACCGCCGGGGCCAGCGCCCTGGCCAGAGCTGCGGCCGCCTGCGCCTGCGCGGTGAGCGCCAGGGTGACGGCAGGGGCTGCGGCCGTGACGGCGGCAGCACCGGCCATGGCCTGCACCGCCGCCAGGGGCGCGGGGGCCGCCACGGTGCTGGCCGCCACCGCGGCGGGGGCGTTCGTGCTGCCCGAGGTATTGACCGTCGCACCCGGCGCCGTCGCACCCACGATCGCCACACCGGCCGTGGCCGTGATCGCCGGGTGCGGTGCGGGGGCCACGGCCAGGACGGCAGCGGGTGCCGCAGTGGCAGTGGCCGCGGTGGACGGTGGCCGCGCCACGGCCAGGACGGTGGCCGCGGGCACATTGGCAGTAGCGGCGGCGGACGGCCCGGGTGCCGTGGCCTGCGAGACGGCCACGCCGGCGCTGGCGGTGGGAGCCACGGTGGCCGCCGGGGCCACCGCCGCGACCGCGGCCACACCAGCGGCGGCGGTGACAGCGGGAACCGCCGGCGGCGCTGCCGCTGCGACGGCGGCTGCCTCAGCCGTTGCCGTTACTGCGGTGACGGCCGGGCCGATGTACCCGGTGGATGACAGGCCGAAATCATCCAGCCAGAACGGGCCCACGCTCGACGCCGCGACCGGAATCCCGATCCGGCTCTTCGTAACAGCGGTGTTGGTGTTGCCGGACGCGGCGTCGGTCAGCGTTTCATCCGGCGACGTGGAGTCCATCGTGTTGAACAGCTTGTGCTCAAGCTGCCCCACGGTCGCGCTGGTGGTAATGAACCCTTCGAGCCGCACCCACTGGTTCAGGGCGATCGCGACACTGCCCGTGTTCGTGGGGGTGCTGCCAGTGCCGGCGACGTGGTCGATCTTCCCGGACGTGTTGATCTGAAAGTCCCCGGCCTGCGTGGAGACGTTCAGCGCCTGGAACAGCTTGATATTCGCGGCGGGGTTCGCCGTGAAATACAGGTAGAGACGGAACCAGACGGTGGTCTGCGTCCCCATCGACGTGTCCCACTGGACCCAGGCACTCGCCGACGTGCCACCCGTAGCGAACTTGGCGCTCAGCGAACCGTGCGCCGCCTGGGTGCTGTCGGACGCCAGGGTGACGCCGGTACCGGTGGTGATGGTGTCGAAGAAACTCCCCGACGTGCCGCCGGTGTTGCCGCCCGCGCCCTGGGTGAGGGTGGTGCCGCTGGGGGTGACGCCCTCAACGCTGTTGGTGAGCAGGGTCACCGGCAGCCTCCGTCAGCCAGCGGCCCCGGTCACTGCCCGTAGCCGCGCTCGATGAACTCCCATGACGCCCACGGGATCGCGGACACCGAGCGCGCGGTGACGCCCAGCCCGGCCCAATCCTGGCCCGCTTCCACCTTGACCCGGCAGCCACTGCCGCTGGTGTCACCCACGTACACGCCGTAGTCCTGGAACGCGTGCGCGATCACCCGCGCGGCCGGGCTGGTAATGACAGCATCGATGTTCACCGCCGGTTTGATCCGCAGCAGCAT